TCTGTCCATATTTTTTTGCTGTCATCTTAAGCAGAGCGATTACCTCATCACTGGTCTTAGAATCAAGATTTCCTGTGGGTGCGTTATAGTTAGTACAACATTGTGACCGAATCGGACACAAAAGGCGATAAGCCTTGATTCCTCTTGACTTACCGCCTTTTTGTTTTACTTCATTTCTTCCAAAAATTCCTCTTCTGTCTGATATTCGCACTCGGTTAATACCAATGTTGTAAAAAGGCTTTCCGTAGACGATACCCTGTTAGGGTCTTTAACAAATCTTACTGCCCTATATGTTGGATGCTTTTTTAGGAATCTTGTAGCAATTACTTTTACATCTTCTGTCTTGATATGAGTGTATCCCATTGATAAGGCAGCATCATAAAATTTGATTTCTCTCTGTTCTTTTGCTCTTTCTTCCAATACTTCCAATACTTCGTTTTTCTGCCATTTTTCCATGTCTTTGTTACCTCCTTATTTTCCCGCCTGTATGTGATAACATAAGGGGCGGTGGCAGGATTGTTTTTGGAGTCCGCCCCTCTTTATGTTTTATTTTCTTATTTCATCTAAAATCTTGTCTATGTGTTCTACCGTTTTAAGTTCTCCATTGGCTCTTGCCACTTCTCTGATTGATACTAACATTGCGATTAAATCAGCTTTACTCATTTCTTCGTTCTCCATTGTCTAACTCCTTTCCTGCTATCTCCTTGCTACAATTACATTATATACTTATATAAGTATATTGTCAACAACTTTTTATACTTATATAAGTATTTTTTACTTGCTTTCTTCTCTTTTCGATATTTTCTCGTATTTCTTTATGCATCCCTCACAATATGGTTTCTCCATGCACCCTATGCACGCTTTATATGCCGATTCCGCACTTGCTTTTCCACCTCGTAACGGTATTATCTCGTGTGCAGCTTCAAGGCTTTCAATCATTGCTTTTGCATATCTCTTTTCTTCTGTTACCTGTATCGGTTCGTTGTACCAACCCCAATTACGCCCCTCCATTGGTTCTATTTTCTGTTCCGTTTCCATTTTACCCCCTTGCTTTCTTCTCTTCGATTGCTGCTACCACAAATTCGTTACGGCTCTTATATCCCTGTTTTTTTGCTTCCCTGTCAATCTCCGCTTTTTGTCCCGTAGGGACCGTTACAAGGAATTGGTCGTATACCTTTGCATTATATTTATTCTTTGCTTTTGTCGCAGGTGTTCCGCCTGTCTTTTCTTCTGCCAACTGCTGCACCTCCTTTTTTATTTTCTCTATCATATCACAGGTGCTATACTTATACAAGTATATAAAATGCACAAATAATTCTATATACTTATATAAGTATTTTGGTAATTATTCCGGGTTGTAAATATACTTATATAAGTATATAATAACATCATAAGGAACAGGAAATAATACAGACCCACAAAGTTATTCACATTATCAACATTTTAGGAGGTAAACAATTATGAAACAGTATAGAGGATATTATATCGACCATGTGATTTTTAATAGTACCGCTGAAATTGATGCTTTCATTAAAAAACAGGCGGTAGAGCATCATAACCGCCTAAGTAAGATGTTTTCAGAACATCCAAGCATGGAATTAAGCAGCATTATGAGCGATTCCGCCGACCGTCTGCACAACCTTTTCGGTTTCTCTTATGAAGAGATTGAGAAAATGGAGATTGTAGCAATGGTATAAAAATAACCCCCAAGGCTTCAAGCCGAGGGGGCATTTTTATTTACTGCATATTCTGTTATTTTGTACTTTCCGCAAGTGTTACCACTGCCGGGGTTGCCTGCTGTTTGTTTTCAATGTACGTTGTAAGGTTCTCGTTGGCTTCCCATTTCTTTTTTGCTTCCGCTAATACAGATTCCGCAATCTGCACCAACTGCTTTTCTGTAAACAGGATTCTAACCACGCTCGGCAGATATGCGTACATTTTCGCAACCACTTCCGACAGCTTAATAATTCCTGTGCCGGCCCCACACTCTCCCTCTGCATCCGTAACAAACTTAATTGCAATCTGTTTTAAAATTTTGGTCTGTCCTGTCTTGATTAAGTAAATAATCAAAACTACGACCATAGCAATAAGTAATACAGAATCCCAATTAACAAGTAACCATTTTAAAATCTGCATAGTATTTTCCTCCGTTTTGTGACCGAATCGGTCTATTTTACATCTGCTGCATCAACCCAACCGTATACACCTTTACCGTCCTGTGATATGCAATGATAAGGATGTGTACCTTTGGTGTTTACTCCTGTTACTTTACAGGTGCTTGTAACATTCCTCTGTACGCTCGCATACTCCGCCGTAGAGGACTTATAGACCCCTCCGCCTGTGAATGTTACTATATCGCCTTTTGAAACGCTTGTAGGGTCGCTGTGTGCCTTTGAG